TTATTCGTTTCCTTGAATGCCGACATACTTGAAGCCTTGTATCGCTCTAAAGTGTCCGCCATATCCGCCTTTAGGGTCTTGTTTCGACTTCTTCAAGGAAGCAATATTTCTGGCCTTATTACATCCATATAGTGTTGCACTGCGTTGAATCCATCCTTTTTGCCTACGCAAAGAGTTACATAATTGTGGATGTGAAGTATTGAAATAGGTTGAATATTGCCTGCCACAACGCCCTTTCCCTTCCAAATGTAACCGGCAAACTTCATTCAGAAAAGCACTCCCAATACCTATACCTTGCCATTCCGGCAAAACAACCAACCTCATGGCTCTATATCCTTTACTCTGAAAGAAGGGACTGAAAGCTACATGACAAACAGGTTCACCGTTTACGCAACCAACAAAATAGGATGCAGCAACAGGATAAGGCAACTTCAAATAATGATGCGGCTGAAAATATTTCCAGAGTTTTCCACTTGTTTGGAATATATCGAGTTGTATTTGTGGTCGTTGCCGAAGACAGTCACGGCTCAGCCGCGCCTCCCTTGTATCATACACCCAATCCGGTTGCAACCATTCAATTATATCATAGTGACACGAAAGCAAAACAATCTTCCCCTTTCCTTTTCTCCAACTTCTTGCAAAAGCCGCCGCACCTACTTTTGCTACTTGCCGGTCTATCACGGAAGTAAATTCATCCACTACCGTGTTTTCCGGGTGTTCACATATCAGACGAGCCAATCCAGCCCGGAACTGTTCTCCGTTGCTCAATACATGAAACGGACGTAACCACGCAGGAACATCCCCCAGCCCTACAGAAACAAAAGCCTTTGTTACTTGGTTGAAATCACCATCGGGAGCAATCGCATCAATTATAGGCTTATCTACCGCCCAATTACTATATAAATCATATATCCCGGCATCCGGAAATATTTTAGAACCGATACTTGTCTTCCCTGAACCGGACGGACCTACGATAAGACCTATCTGCCAATCCTCCGAAATATCCGGAAGTTCTGCCACATGGTGCCAGTCACACCCTTTCTCTACATTAAACAGAGACTTCACACGGGCAGCACGATAGCTGTCAAAATCACTACATTTATGATTAACTTCTACAATCATACACACACGACTTTTAAAGTTAATCCCATTTCATGCAATCTCTCATAAACTTGGATTTGTTCCTTTTCATCAGAGCAAACCACAATCACACCATACTGTTCTTTGTACTTAAAATCACTCATAATGTTATCCTTTCTTCAATAATTATGCTGCAAATATGAAGAAAACAGGATTAACAGTAAACAAAACGCCTTATATATGCACTGCATCAGTCGTGCAGTTACTTCCAAACCGCTTTATTATCGCATAAACTTTACGTTCGCTCACTTGGTATTTCATGGAAAGGAAAGAAACGATATACGTAACTTTCTCCCCGTTATTACGCATGTATTCATACTCTGAATACAAATCTATAAACTTGCAATCATCCGGCTTAAATCCTATGCTGGATAACCTATTTAATAACTCCTTGTTAAAGTTCAATATCTCAAATACTGTCATAATCAAATTATTTTCTTACTTTTGCAATGCCAATCATTTATTTATCACATAAAAACGCCACGAGTGCGGCGGAGGGTACATGCCCCCGGTCGCGCACTCGTGGCGTTTTGTGTTAATAAATGATTGGCGTCTATATTAACAGGCCGGGGGCTTTTTTATTCTTCCCCCGATAGAATTTACTCGTACAAAGTCATATCTAAAGCATCTTTCTTCTTCCAGCCTTGACGCAAAGTATCTTGTATATACTTCATGGCACAAGTATAGAACTTTGTCAATTCCTCAATCGTAGTGAAAGTCTTATATACCGGCTCTGTATCTGTTCCAAATTTAAATACTACCGGAAGCGTATCACCATCAGTCTGAACCGCAAGGTCATAAGCGGCTTTGTAATTGAACTGGTTCTCTTGCGAAAGCCATACTGGTACCTCTTCATAATTAAAACCGGATAAGATTCGTTCTTCCGTTTGCCGATTATACCAATCTGTAATCAAAGCCCGGATTTCAGCCCTGTTCGGCTTGCAGACAAACTCTTCCTCCATATAAGTGACAACATCACCTTCACTCGGTACAACATCCCAACGGACACGCCATTTGTTTTTTACCGGATTGGTACATTCAAGCAGTTGTACTCCGGAATTTCCTTCTACTCTTCTCATCAGCTAAATACGTATTTAGTTCGACCTTTTCCGAAACTTTCCGTCTTGATAGTCGTTTCAAAAGGAAAGCCGTCCGGAATTTCTTTTATCTGCTGGAGGATGTTCTTCATTTCCTCCGAATTGGTAAAGAACTTTTTCGCTTCACCATTCTGTTCAATAGCAACAATACAGCGGTCTTCACCTTGTTCGGTTTTAATACCCATTTCAAAGTCTTTCACTACGATTGGCAAGTTTACCAACTCACGGATGGACACCACCGTACCCGGAAAACGCTTCTTTCCATCTTCCGGTTTGTACGCTACATTCAAACTTTTAAAGTCTCTCATTTTTTTGCCTGTTAATTGATTAAAAACCCTTATACAATCTGCGTGCTTGGCCATTCCATAAAAGGAAGCGACCAGTTCACGTTTCCTACGCTTACTTTGCACCTTGTGCAGCTGACGAGCAAAATTCTGTTTAACACGTTTCCGGATACGGACGTAATCCGGTCGGATTACATATCCAAGAAAATCAATGCCTTCTGTCACCGGAAAAATACGCTCGTTCTGCTTGACTTCCAGTCCGAGTTCTTCTATTTTCCTATGAATCAGCTCACGCACTCTCCACAATTCCGATTTTTTACCAAGCACGACTATATCATCACAATAACGGTAATAATATTCAATGCCGCACTCATCTTTCAAATAATGGTCAAGGCTCGACAAAAACAGATTACCAAGTCCCTGGGAACTCCGAAGCCCTATACTGATACCACTGGGCATCATGTGTACAAAATGGTCAAGTAACCCCAACAGGATTTTATCTTTGAAGACCCGGCGGGTACAATCCATAACCTTATCCTGACTGACACTTTCATAATATTTGCGTATATCCAATTTGTAGCAATACCGGGTATCTTCCGGATTGGCTTCCATGTCACGACGGATATAATTCAATAAATCGTGCATTCCACGTCCTTTTATGGATGCTGACGTAGTACGGATAAAGCGGCGACGGATACGTTCGTCCACTACACTCATAACGGCATGGATGGCAATTCTATCCTTTAACGGAAGTACTTGGATGCGCCGGAGCTTACCGGCTTCCATGACTTCCATTTCATGGTAGTTGCTGATACGAAAACTACCATTGGCCAGTTGTTCAGAAAGTTCTGCAATCACCTTCTCTTTACGGGCAAGTAATACGCGACCGGTGCGGCTTTGCTTACGCTTGCTACCACGGACTACGGCACGGAAAGATGTTTCCATATTGGAGTACGCCGTTATTTCTTCCATTAAAAAACCTTCTCTACGCATAATTTTTTTGTTTTTACCAGCCTTCAATCCTCCGGGTCTGACTTCTTCGAACCGTTTCCGGCCTACCAAACTCCACCCGACGTAGTTGTTTTCCGCCTTTCCGGCAAAAGCCGCTGCTGGCGAGGCTCATCCCCCTCGGCACCGATTCGGGTACACGTACCCGGTTCTGTACGCCGATAGTTTTTTATCCTTTGGACTGTTTCCGAGACGAGAACCGATGTTCGTGTTCGTGTTCGATGAATCGTTACCGCAATTCGCACGACAGACACCGGCGTTCGCATTCGCGTTGTTGTTCGACCGATAGACCACGCGGCCTATGGGGGAATCCACCTTTGGTTTATTTTCGGATGCAAAAGTAACATTTTATACGCTAACACTTTAATGAAAAATATTTTCGACGGGCTTACGCCCGTATTTTTCCCAGTTTTCAAACAGTATTACGCTTTCACGCTTTGTCGCTTCGCTCCCGTTTTTCGTTCACGCGTCACGCATAAGGTTTCAACGCCTTAAACGCTCCAACGCTGGTCGCGACTACGATTTGACCGCGGAAGGCGAGACGAGAACCGATGACGTGTTCGTGTCCGATGAATCGTAACCGCAATACGCACGACAGACACCGGCGTTCGCATTCGCGTTGTTGTTCGACCGATAGACCACGCGGCCTGCGGCACTACTTGGTATAAACTCATCACAATAATAAGTGGTTGAGCTTCCTTGCTGGGTCATGGCACATACCACATCCATATATTTTTGATGGACAACACCTGTTAAATAGCCGCCGGAAGTACCCGTCTTCACTTTGCGCGTACTTCCATCCGGCATTTCAATCACCATTTTATACTGTTCGTTAGCGGTAGTATTCGGAAGGCCGACTTTTCCCACCCATTCAGCCTTATTCCCATAAATATTCTCATAGCCCAAGCAATTACTTGAAGCAATCTGTACGTATTTATCCGCTCCATATTCATCCTGCGTTTTATACCAACACCATTCGGTCTTATGGTCTGGATTCACGGTATCACGCATTCCCAGAATCGAAGTTGTCCCCATAATGCGGCCATTGGTATTTTGGCCATAACCACACTGGTCTTGGGAATCCCGGCGGCCATAACGGGCAAAAAACAAATTCGCTATATCCTTGTGCATCTCCCAGTCTATCAGTTGTAGGCCGCGCTGGTCTGCATAATAAGTCATATCCGGCTGTGTCAGGGAAGCCACGCTGGTTTGCCCGTTGACCGCACTGTACAATTTGGAACCGATTGTTACAGCCTGAAAACACCCCACAAGACAGGCGGAGTGTTCTACCCAATCCGGCTCCAAGTCTTCTATTTTATCACTATTTGATAAAACGACACAATCAAAATCCGAACTGTTACGGGTGGTAAAATGAAGTTTGGTCGCCCCTTCCGGGACTTCCGAAATCAAATACATGCCATCCACAAATTTAGCATTCAACGTATCAACCATAACAGAATCTATTATCCTGCCGCTGTCGTCCGCAAACACGGCACCAATCAGACTGCTGCCAAGAACACTTGGAAAACGGACACGCTTATAACCAATTACGGCCACTGTCATGCAGGAATAGTTCGTGTCTGCTACATAAGAAGACTGAATATCCTGTTTGCCGACCTGTATCTTATTGCCGGTCTTGATACCTTTGGCCGCCACAATATCTTCATACGTGATAACGGTACATTCCGGGGTGTCCGGCATTTCCTCGTTCGTACTGAAACATGAATATTTCTTGTTGTTCAGATAATCATTAATCCCCTTATACCAATAATGTGGCTCATAAACAAAAACATCACCTTCCGAACTGTCCAGTTTAGCCGGGCTACAACCGGTTACTTGTTCCGCATCCGCATAATAATTGGAATCCTCATCATGCAGGGGATATATGGTCATGGTTCCCTTTACACCTTGTTTGCCCAAACAACGAAAACGCCGGTTCATTATACCGGTAATATGCGCACTCGGAATATAAGAATTTCCATATTTGTAACCGGTCTCATTATCCAGATTGGAAATATTCGCATCATCCGCCACCGTATCATCAAACTCTATCATCGTATATTGCGGCTGGCGGATATTCAACTCATCAAAGCGTTCCGCATATTTGGAATAAATATCATCATTCAAGTATTTCGTCAGCTTATAAGTACCACATAACTTACAACGGCTGCCGGTAGTATTCCCACTGGCATCAATACCACCCAGACCGGCATCATACCATTTTTTCAAATCGCTACCGTCACCTTCAAGTTCAAGACCGGTTATACGGATATACTTCAATTTACTACCGGTACGCCCCAACACTTCTTTGAATAATGCAAAACCGTCAAGACTTGCACAGTTCTCAACCCAAAGGCCGGTCAATGACTGCATGTTGTCAAACGTAATACCGCTACGTTTAATCCCCGGAAGGGAACGGAGGGTCAATGTTTGATAACCGTCCGGCAAATGTAATTTGTTCAAGGGGCAGCCCTCCGCAAAGTTCATTGTGGCTAAAGAGGAACATCCACCAGCTTCTACTTCAACCAGACGGCTGCATTCGGACAAATCCAAAGAAGGAAGCAACACATAATTACGGACATCCAGTTTTTGAAGCATGGGAAGTTTGTCGCCAATAGCTATTTCTGTCAAATTATAAATACTGCCGCTACGCCCCATTACCAATTCCTCCAAACGTGGAAGGCGTGGAAGGTTCAAATCGGTAAAACCGCCCCATGCGGACAGATCAATCTTCCGGGCATATTCACCGCCGTAAAAATGAAAGATGGTTCCTACATTGGCCATCTGGTCATACGTGAAACTCCATTCAGTACCGGCGGACACTTTCGATTGTTTCAAGACCGCCGCCTCGCGGACAAAGGTGAAATAAAAATCACGGGTAGCCCATGCACGGATTGTAGCACCGGCGGCACTGTTACCCTTAAAAGTCAAGTCTGTTACCGTGTATTGTCCGGTCATATACCTTGCATCAAACAACCCGAAACGGTTTGTAAGCCACCAGTGGCGATGCGCCTTGCGGCTTCCCTGCATGGCTTCCAGATAGGAATAAGTAACCGTGGAAACCTGACCGTTCTGATTCACTTCCACGCCTTTGGTCTTTGGCGTGACATATTTATTCAATGCGTCAATATTGTAAATGCGTTCACAAAACTTACCGCTTTGCTCGTCGTCGAAGATATTGAACACAAGTTCATTCGTCATACGGGCACGCAGACGCTTGTAAGCGGCACCCAGTTCATCAGGGAATTGCTCACGAAGATTCTTCCATAATACCGAATCGTGACCGGCATACGCATATACTGTCTTTTCAGGAGTAGTAAGTTCCGTATCAACCGTGTCGTTGTCCAAATCCCAGTTGTATTTCAAACGACCGTCATTACGCACGCCAAGAATCGTGTCGTTATCGTAAAATATCATATACGCCAACATTTTGGCTTTATCAGGATCATACCAGAAAGCCATCATCATGTTCTTAACACGCTGGTCAACGCAACCGAAAATCTCAGTGAACATGTAATAGTCACAAAGGTAATCCACATCAAAATAGTCGGGCAATTCGGCTTTGAACTTTGCACCGTCATTCTGTGTACTCTTTACCCATTTCACGACACGCATCAGGTTTTCAGGCTTTTTTGTCCCGGCCTCATATTGGGCATTTATATCATCATCATCCGGGAAACGGGCTTCAAAGACTTTAAGCCAGTGAGGGGTTCCGTCTTCATCCAGCGCGTCAAAATCATCATCAAGAAACATACCCATTTCATAGTCATTGTTCAGAAACTCCCAACATTCGGTGGGATTCTGCCCTCCGAACCTGTCCGCAACCCACTGTTGGTCGTGATAGCCCGGAATATCCAAAAAACCGAACACCGCTTCCGTTGACTTGTCATTGTTGAAATTGAACTTACCTAAGAATTGCGGCATATCATCAACCGTATTGCGGTAAAACAACATGCAGGGAAAACCATCCACCGTAGTACGTACGTCATACGGGTAATCCCCTGATACATGCTTCTGTACCGGGGTAAGTTCCCCTGCGGATTTCAATACACGGTGTACCATCTTGGCCATACCGGTATTGTGCGAACTGGAGCTTTCCGCATAATCGGCCTTGAAACACCAACAGTCAACCGGCGCGGCTTGTTTCTGATCACTCGTAGCAGCGCGAAAAGAATATTTTGCATCTGCCTGCAAGACGCCGCCAATACCTTGTGCATCGCATCCCAGATAAATCTGCCCGGCTTCCTTGTTGGCATTTTTGATATAAAGACGATAATTCTTTGTAGGGTAAGCCAAAGAGGATGTACCCTGCAAGGATATGCAACCGCCTACCAGCCGGAAATTCATCGCAGGATTAGACCTGTCCACATATAAGGCTTCCGATATATCATACTTCGTTTTTTTATTATTGTTCACGGCGGCCTGCAGGACTGTCGGCACACCGTTTTCCTGCTGCCCCGTAATGATAATGTAAGGCAGGTTATACGGAAGGGAATCCACGCTGATCTCTCCGTTGCCGTCCAATACATTATTTTCCTCATACTTGCCGACAAGTTCATCCGCACCGCCCAAGTCCATCATGTACGCATCAAGCATCTGCGAATCGGTCAGATAGACAGTGTAGGCACGCATGGAATAGACATCCAGCGTACAGCCACCGGAACCCATTGCAATATATTGGGGGAAGTCCTGATAAATGCTGTCGGAAGCCCCGCGCTGTACAGAACCGGACATAATACCGTTTACATATAAATACAGCATATTGTCATTCAGTTTTTCATCCTCCGTACTTTGCGCACCGGCTTTCGGATAGGCCACAAAACCGATATTATATATTTCATCCGTTGCAAACTTGGTTATTACCGTACTGTTGCCCCTGCTCACCATTTTAGCCTCTTGGGTAGTAATGACAAAACCGGTACCGTTCTTATCCACGCAACGGACAACCTCCGCATTTTCATCCATTACATTGGTAACCTTATAGCGTATCATAAATGCCATTGCACCGGTGGCGTTACTCTCCGGTGCCGCCAAAGGCTGGAAACGGACTTCGGCACGTGCGTCATCCGTCATACGGAGGGCACCGTTCATCCAGCCGTCACCGCCCCACTTAAAACCGGTGAATACCGTTTCAATATCATTATAACGCCATTCCTCACGGTTTACATCACTGTTGGAACGCCCGGTGGCGGACAGTTTCAACACCATGTTATCCGTAGGTTCCGTAATTTGAAGGTCGGACTTGCTCACTTCAAGAGAAAATACATATTGACCGGTACCGCATACCATGCTGCATTGGACAACACCGGCATTCATGGCACGGGATTGGAGTTCCGTGCGGACAAAGGAAACACTTGCCGAAGATATAAGGTTGCCGCCTTCATACACTTTTACCGTAGTTGGAATCTCTTTCGGGTTATATGCCGCATAAACCAATGTGTAGTTGTCATATTGAGAAACCGGAATATAAGGACGTGAACCGGATTTGATTACAGTTCCATCCGAATAATCGAAACGCGTGGCGAACACAGGCGTATTTTTCCCTTCCTCGCGGACGGCAAGGTCAAAATAAATACTGTTGCTTTTTATCAAGGAACCGTCTGCCTGTTCCAGTTCCGCCACCAACTGCACGGAATGCGAACCGTGGGAAAGTCCGGAAGTATTCACACTAAAAGAACCGTTCGCGCTGGAAGTGCCAATAGTGCGGTCTTCCGTATCCTTACCATCTATATACATACGGAGTGTTTTACTCCCGGAACCGGTAAGGGCAAAAGGTACGGAAACGGTATCGCCCTTATGAATAACCATTGCCACATTGAAGGAACTGGCCAGCGTCAGCAGGATGGCCGTTACCGTCCATGATATACTGGATACCTGCTGTTCCTCACCGCTACCGGCCACTACCCGGATGCGCACCGTATTACTGCCCGTACCGATATACTTGGTCACATCCAGCGTGGTCGTGCTTCCGGCGGCGATGTCAAGTTCATAACTGCTGGAGACAGCTCCACGGGTAACGGTTATAGTAGCTTTCGCACCGTTCCCGGTGGAATTACCGGAAGCCGTGTCTATCTGATCGTATATGAATTGGAGTTTAACGGTGTCACCCAACTTGACGGTAGGATTAGCTGTGATACGGGTAAGCACAATTTTAGTAGTGGCAATGCTGCCACCGCCGCCACCGGTAAAGGATTCAGTAGTACTCAGTACCTCTCCGTTTTTATCAAGCAAGGAAATGGAAAATGCCTTGTCATCGCCTTCCCCTATCGTGTTCAGTAATACAGAAGCTCCCGCCTGAATATTTTCAATGGCAGCATGGACGGCTTTGCCCTGTACGGGATTAGTGCCGTCAGGGGTAAGGGTTTCATCCACATTCACTACGGGTATATTTATGGTTCCGGTACCTTCCGCGTCCGGCGTTATATCCTTACTTTCCGTACCCATTGTCACATGAAGTTTTTTTATCGCATCACCACCGCCGTGTCGGCTCCATGCCGAAGGTACAAGAAAGCTGTCTGTTCCGGTACCTTCAAAACGGTAATCCTCCCACTTCCCGGCAGATGTCTCAAAAGTGATTATCGTGCCCGGCTTGTCTTCATCCTCGATTTCTGCATCCTTCATGGCGGCAATGGCAGTTGCTTTTGTATAATAGCCGTTCTCCAGCGGATGAAGGTGCGTTACATTATAAAAACCGCTTCCGGAACCGGAACCGCTACTCTTTACCAAATCACCTTTTTCATTATCCCACACATACAGGATGCCGTCATATAAGTAAATCTTATCTTTCAGCATTTCTGTACGGGCAGCATTCATATACAAGTCGGCGGCAGGAACATCCTGCACATTCCAGTCATTATAATATTTGTCACCAATAAAATAAGCAAAGACATGAGAACTACGGACATAGACAACAGTTCCACCTTCATCGGTGGATTGCAGTTGTTGGATAGTGACATTTTCCACAATACCGGAAAAACGTGCCGTTGCACCCCTTAAAGCTGCCCCGGCTGTATTTTCATACTTATTTATTACATTCCCCGCCTCCAAGGCTGCTTTTCTGGCTTCTTCTGCGGCTTTCTCTGCCACACTTGCCTTTTTTGCCGCATCTTCTCCCTTTTGGCTTGCATAATCAGCCTTTTCTTTGGCTTCCTTTGCCGCATCCTCTGCTTTGACCGCTGCATCCGTCGCAGGCTTGGATAACAGAGAGACAGGAACCACCACTACTTTACTTCCCTGCATGGCAGGAAGGGAATTAACCCCGGTTAGAGAAGATACGGTTTCCAGTTCCGAAACACCTTGTGAATTGGCTTTCACTTGATTCAGCACATCTTTTACAATGGCTTCTTTTTCCTCATTCGTTATTGCCATAATTATTATCCTTCTATTAATTTTATTATTTGTGAAAAACATCCGGGAGTCAACCCACCAACAGCTTCTTTTATCAATACCGCATCCTCCAATGTTATATCTACTTCCGCAGTGGAGCCCATTATTCTCATACAAAGATTATAGGACTGTAGTTTTTTTTCATTGTCCACTTGCAAATTACCGGTTGGATTGATACCGGTTCCGTTAAACAAACATTGTGCAACAATCCTTCCAATGCTTTGGGGTTTATCATTTATCAATAATTCACCACCATCAAAATCTTTAAAATACGTATTGAAATTTACCTTCATTATATAAATATTTAATAGTTATCCATATTGAATCAAAAGTCCGTTTACAAATCTCCATCTAACGCCACCGGCAAAAGATATATCCTTGGTCAGCCCTTTGGTATAAGAATACGTGCCATCACTGCCAAGTCCCCAAGAAGTACCGATTTCATTGGCGAGTATCACCCCACAATACACATTCCCGTTCACATGTACACCACCATCAAAATAGCCAGCGTAAGTGTTGGCACTGATAGGATAACTTTGCCCGGAGGATTTACTGGAAGCATAAATGGCAGCCCCGCCAGAATTGGAACCTACAGCCTTCACCCCAAATTTACCCTGCGTAGCCGCATTAAAAGACACGTCCACAATGCCTTCCATGCCTGTTTGTGATACTCCCAACTTTAAACTACGGGAATCATTTCCAAAATAATCACCGGACTTCCAATACAAGCGTCCGGATTCAATAGTAAAACCACCGATTTTACCTTCGTAGGCATACACCGTTCCATAAATTTTAGCATTACGTGTTTCAATACTTCCGTCAAGCAATATTTTAAAATTATTATTCGCTGTTACCAATCCTTCTAAAGTGATGTAATCTCCCTTTATCTTGACACCTTCAACGCTCGCACCTATGAGGGATTTAAGATTTCCGTTTTCATCAACTACAAATGCTCCGGCTGCATCCTTCTTGGTTATAAGCCCGGCACCGGAAACAAGATGTCCGTGTTCATCAAACAGGCCGGAAGCCATCAGATTCATGTCGGCTTTCGTTACAATCTGTGAACTTTCAATTATATTGCCGTCCTTATCGAAATTGGAAGCCGCAATCTTGATTAGCTTTTCACTCTGTTCGAATAATGTTTTGTATTTATAAGCCAACGCTTCCGCACGGTCTGTAGAAAGTACCAGCATGTACAGATAGATTTCACCCGTAAAAGACAGTTTAAAATCACCAGTTCCATTCCAAAGCCCGGAGTGGTTGAATATCTGATAACCGTCCGTCACTTCCAGCTCCCCGTCATAAGTGAACATGTTGAAGTTTTCAAAGCCGGTCTTATCCGCATTCTCAAAATCTATCCGTAAACGTCCGGCTTTGGCTACACGGTAGAAAAAAGCAAGATAAACCGCTTCCGGCCTTTTCTCACCTTCGTCGTTTACATCCGTATAGGTTGGAATGAAACGAAAGTTCTCATGTTTCTGGATGATATGTTTATTACAGATATATACAGTTACACGTCCGTCATCATTACGAACACAAGCATAATCCGTCTTTGTGGACAGTGGCGCATCGTTTACCCAAATCCATTTGCCACCTAATAGAAAGAAGGTCGCTTCATTCTCTGTGTCCCATTTGTTCATTCCATCGCCAAATGAAGCATTATCCAGATAACTCTTATCTTCCGTAAATTCCTTTCTCAATCCTTCAACGGCGGATGAAATTTTACCTTCAACAATTTCAAATTTTGTCAGAATATCCTCACCGGTCATCAAGATAAAAGTACCTCTCAAATACACATTGTCACCATACAATCCATTGTCATGCGGTTGATTATCCAGCGGAAAACGGTCATCCTTAATGCCGTCCAGGTTTCCAAAACGCACACGCAGACAACCGTTGAAATTCTTGGACTTTACGCCATCCAGCACATCGACACGGGGTTGTCCATCTTCGGTGGCAGCTATGGAGATAAGGTTCTGACGTAACGGATTTTCAGTATTACCCATCAATACACACTCATCACCGGCCACCGGTTCCACTCCGGAAAATTCCGACACAGGAACCGTTATTCCATTGGAATCACTTCTGGAAACTTCAACCCAATACCCCTTTATCGCACCTGTAAAAGAGGCACAACGCATCAGGTCATGTTCAACAAAGGCGTTATCTTGTTCAAAAACGATTTTATAATTATCCCCTTCACGTATAACACTCTTTATTTTGCCATTAGCCGCAGATACAATAAACTGCCCGCCGATACTGCGTACCTTTTCTATAAGCAGTTCCAACGCTACCAGTGTCTGACGAATGGTCACCTTGTCAACGGTAAGGTTGGAAAGTCCGGTCAGTTTATCCATCCATAACTGGAAACCTTCACCCAACATGCCATCCACAAACTTGGTGCTACGCAACAGTTCACGGATGACTGCGGTAAGAAATTCGGCATTACCCTCACCGTCAACACAGCCGCCATTTACCCCCTGTTCAAAACGCCCGAAATAAACACCTTTCAAATAGGTTATTATCTCTTTGGCCGTATCGGCTTTGAGTTTACTTATGAACTCCTTTTGTGAACGCCGGGAAGAAAACAGGTTATTATCTGTCGGAAGGGTGTTATCCCAACTTTTAATAATATCAGGGAATGTCGTTGTAGCAGTCTTAACCTCAGTCCTTATCGTCGTTATACTATCCTGCATACGGGATTGTGAGGTTTTGGAAAGAACATCACTGATTTCTATATCCGCCTCATTGGGACGCTGTACATTCCGGGTGATACGGGTTATACGGCTTTCACGATACCCGGTTTTAGGGAAATACCGGTCACTTACAAGACGTACGCGCTGTCCGATAGTCAATACCACTCCGCGCTGATCCAAGTTGATATAGTCCGTCCGGCATTTGAAGACAGAACGGTCGGTCATTCCGGAATGGGTCTCTAAAAAATCCCCGACCGCATCACCATACTCCGTTTCAGCCGCAGGATAGTATTCATCCGGCATACGGATATTATACAATATATAAGCATCACCCGTTTTTGGAACAAGCAAACCACCTGGCACTTGTGTGTCATCATCATAAGGAAAGGTGGTTATAATCTCAAAACGCTTTGTACTGGCATTATAATTTACTTCAAAATCACGTCCGGCCAGTTCCCCGTCCTGAAAAACAACATGTTTCACCAAACCACCGATTTCATAGTCATTCGGGTTAAAATTCAGGCTTTCATCCGTGAAATAATAAACGGTAAATTCAGTCCCGTCATCATTTTTAGCCTGTTCGCTGCTTACAACGGACACATGGCCGGTACGACGGGGGAATATCTTCTCGAAGGCTTCCGCCTCATAGTGCTCAATGACACCGAACTCCTCTGTATTCCTTTCCACGTATTTATCACCTGTAGGAAGCTGCAAACGGGAGTGTCCATATTTCTCCGGGTCAATATTCTTGGTGCTGCCTACCGGAAACAGACGTGTAAAGAATTTTACATTATCCGCATTATCCCGTTCGATAGAAAGAAGGCCGTTATCATAGCCCAAATCAATCGGTTCATCATGCTCACACCGGGAAAGGTTGACGGTCATTCCCTCCATCCACCATTCGGCACCTTCACCAACGGCATCTGAAATTTTATTCAATGCTTCATTGACGTATGTCCCACCGGAATAATCAATCACAAGGTTTTCCGTAGATATGCAGTCACCGACTTTCCAGTCCGTTATATTTCCCATCCAACGGTTAAGGTTCTTTACCACCATTGCAAGCTGTTCACGCGCAGGCGCAGTATAAGCTTCCAACGGGACATTTTCCGAACTAAGCATCAATGCTTGCCTGACAATGCTCTGTGTCCCGTAAAACTTCACATTATATTGCCACTCTACAGTACTGGCTTGTTTGGGTGTATAGGCTTCAACCAGCCAGAAACGGGCACCCAGGAACTCAACAAAATCCCCCGGTTCCAAACGGACACATTCATAAGAAGTCAGGGACAGGGTAAGAATATCATCCTCCTGTACACCGACCTGCTGATTGGAACTGTCAGATTCACACAGTACCACACGTGGTTCTTTATTTCGATCATATACTTGCAAAGCCATTGTTTTAATTCGTTTTAAATGCTGTTCTTATACCATTAGAATGCCGGTTGAGGCTCCCGGAACATAACAGGGAAACGAGCCAAAGAGCCGTCATCCGAGTAGGCAAGCTGTTCCCAGCCGGAAGGAAAATCTTTCAGATAAAAACGGAATGTCGTTTCAATTTCCGGCAAACGGAATAACAGCCACCCCTTATAACCCTTACGAAGAAATTCCCTGAACGCGGAACGTTTTCTTATAAAGTCTGCCCGACTGACCGCTTTAATGGCAAAAAACAAGGTCACATCACGCGGCTTGAATGTCACCGTCAGTTCGTCCGGCAGCCTTTCACCATCACGTTCACGAATATCCACCGCAATCTGCTCCTTTGTTCCGGCTGATGAAAACAGGGCATCATAATTTTCGTGCCCGTTCTTCGTTTTCTCCGCAAGAAAGGCACCATATTCCTCATACACGTCTATATCATTGATATATAAAAGTCCTTCTAATATTTCCATGTTACCGCGTTTTTACACCATCCCTTTTAATGGTGGCTATGTCCGACTTCATTTCACTAATCGCCTTGTCTATATTTTCCAGATGCTTTTTACTCTCACCGGTATTTTCCTCTATCTTCTTCAAATGCCCTATTGCCGTATTCATGCCTTCGGAAATTTCCTCCACATTCCCGTCAATATTGATTTCATGCTCCAACATGGAACTATATAAACCTTCCAAACGGGTAATGCTTTCCTGTGAGGCGGCTTCATAGGCACCGGCCTTACCGCTTTGACTGGCACCGTCCTTTTCCCAAAGATTGATGCCCTTATCAGCCGCCATATCCCTGTACTGTTCCAAAAGAGAATTATAATACCCCTGCTGGTTCAGAATATTATCCGTCATATTATCCAGTATTCTCACATAATTACTGAATTTCTGTTCATCGGTCAGTTCGTCATTTTTCATCACACCCAGCATTTCATCCTGCGCCCGTTCTATGTAAGGTGCCAGAGTGACCGTATAAATCATCTGTTCGGCTAAATCCTCCAACATGCCTGTAACGGCATCCACAAAATTTTCTGCTGCATCGGTACCGTTACGGAAAGCATCCACAAGCGCATCGCTCAAAGTCGTACCCAAATCGCCGAAAATCCCCTCAAAATAGCTGCGGACTTCTTCCCATGCCTCCTCAGCCTGCCGGGTAAGGTCTATCATGTTCTGCAGGGCTGCCTTATCTTCCTCTGACATCTCACGGGTGCTTACAATCGTTTCGGCTAAAGAAGCATTGAATTTACCGTTCGCATCCACCAGCTGAGGATACACGTCAAGTATGGAGGAATAAATATCCTTTCCCTTTCCCCAACCGAAAAGACCGGTTTTTTTATGCCCCGTCTTAACCTCTATATCGGCCAAACCCGAATAAACATCCTTCTGAACATTGTAGTTCCGGTTAAACGCCCGGTCAAAAAAGGCATTACCGGTACTTTTGTATGCAAAGGCATTCTGTTGGGATGCACTACCTTCCAATTCTTTCTGTAGCTGTTTATAGGCTTCCTTCATCACCCTTACCGCATTGGCTGCTTTGCCGTACTGATCGACACCGAATATCGTGGACGCTTTCTCATACGCCAGATTCTGTTCCAACAATAAGAGGTTATACGTTCGTTGCTGGGCTATTTTTTCATTCATTACAGCCTTTAATGCCGCCTGGTGACGGGCTTCCGCAGCAAAGGCTTTCCCTATAAAATTGGCTGCTTCACCAACAGCCGAAGCAATACCACCGACTATTCCCCCTTTGGCAAAACCCTGTCCGATATTGGAAATGGCACTCATGGCATCCTGTATGCCACTCATGGCATCCGCAGCACCGGTGTTTCCCATTTCTTCAAACATATCAGACAAGTTCCCGGCGAGATTACCTATCAAATCAGCCGTTTCCGATGCTGATTCACCAATTTTGGCAAGCTTCTTGGTAGTGGTTTCCTTGTCATCTCCCGTTTTAAACAATGCCTTTAAATCGTTTATCAAAGTGGAAAAAGGATTTTTCTTTACTCCTACTGAATACAATTCCTCTACCGCCTGCTGAATGGCTTTCAAATCTTTCGGTGAAGACTTCAAGGTTTTTAACTGCTCTGCCGTAAAACCGAATTTTGGAGTTATATCCTCCGATGGTGTAGTGGACAGATAAGCCAGCAATTCCCTTGTGGAAGCGGTTATCTTATTTATTTCCGATACGGACTTATTGGAAGCATCCTCAAACAAGGCAATAAGAAAAGTGGAATTTTTCTGCATTTCCTCCATTTCGGTATCATTAACTTGCTTGAGAGCCTCCTTGCGCCGCTTTTCCAATTCGGTTAAAGCAGTATTCTTAATATCTTCACCCAAGGGCTGGCCGTCCGCTCCGATTCCATTCTCCACAATCTTACGCTGGGCATCAAACTGTTTATTTATAGCCGCACGTTGTTGTTCATAACTACGGTATTTCCCTAACAGTTCTTTCAACAGTTTGTCTTCCGAACTCTTTTTATACAAAATTGCGGCATCTTCATAATCTTTCAACTGTTTTTTCTGGCTTTCAGAAAGGTCATCAACCGTAACCACCGGAGAAGTAAGTCCCTTTTTCTTATAATCCGGATGGGCGGTTTCAAATTCAAGTTGAGTTTTATCCTGCAACTCTTTCACCCATTGCTGTTCACGTCGATGGTTTTCTTCGATTAGCTTATCATAATGTAAATTTATGGCGGCTTTTTCTTTCTCCACACCTTCATCCATTGCGGAAATACGGGCTTCACGAATTTCAAACTCGCTCTGCCGTTCCTGTCTGGCCAGACTTTGCGTATATTCTCTTATCTGTCTCTCACGGGTGTCTTTCTCCACTTTTAAGCGGTTGGCGGTTTCCACCGCTGAAGTACCCTTGACGGTTTTCGTTTCACCGCCCAAATTCTCATACTTCTTTTTGGCCGATTCCTCTTTCTGTCGGGCTTTTTCTAACGCAGATTTATAGGCGGCTTCATCCGGGTATTTGATACGGTCGTTACGACCGGCTATGATTGACGTCACTTCGGCCTGTGCCTTTCCCCATGCAACCTTCGCATCGTTCAAGAAATCTTTGGAAGCATTTTCTTGAATAGTTTTTATACGGACGTTAAGTGTCTGAATACGTTTTTCAAGGGCTTCCGTGCTGACAGGCATCGCTTCTCCCTGTATTTGCGCCCATTTCTTGCCTGTATCTTTAGCCAGTTTCAGAAGATTCGAATAGCTTTGTGACATAGCCAATGCGGCATCTGCATTCATACCGTTAACAGAAGCTTCCCACTGGGTTTGTGCATCAGCTCTCACTTTTTCGATGTCTTGGGATATGGTGCCTTCCGCAGCTTTTATCATTTCGGACAACCCGGTCGTAAACAACTGAAAAGTTCCTTTGCTGGAATTAACTTCCGAACGGTATTTCTTGGCCAAGCCTGCATATTCAGCTTTTTCATCGGTTGAAAGGCTATTATAACCGTGGTCAGTACTCTTGTCAAACAGTTCTTTATACCGTTTCAACTCGGAAAGCCGCTTACGGTCATCTTCCAAATTCTTAATACCTTTCAATGTTTTCTCTTCACGCAACTCTTTGTTGTAATCCCTACGCACATCCGTCAGGTGTTCAACCAGTTCTTTCTCCGTCTTATATTGGTTAAACACAGAAGGCATAAGGGTTTTCAGTTCGTTCAGCTTCTCCAGTTTTTCCGCCTCCGTCCGATTCTCATCCTGAATGGCTGAAATCAACTCTTCTATTTTGCCCTTGCGCTGATTCAATAAATCCGCCTGCTCTTTCTCCCGATTATTCACCCGGCCTAATTCATCTTCCAGGACGGTACAACTTTTAGAATAAGCAACAGTGGCGGCAATCAAACCGACAACAGCCATTGTTACCAATACATAAGGATTGGCCAACATGGTTTTATTCAAAGCTGCGGTCTTCGCCTTCAATATATCCGTAACAGCCTGCATCTTGGTCATGCCGGCCATTTGCACCAACGTGGATTGGTAACGCAATTTCTCAGCAACGTGAACGGCCATGACAGCCGCCTTGTAGGAACCGTAAATGCTGATACAGGTTACAAGGGCTTTCCCTACTTCATCGTAGTTCTTGACAATGGCTGTTGCCATCTGAAGACCATCTACATATACATCCTGAAACTTGGTTCCAAGCCCGTTTAACATATCATCCACCGCTCCTTCATAATTGGATTTCATGCCGCGAACGCCTTCGCTCTGTTTCTCCAGCATACCATGAAACTTACCGCCTTCTGCCGTCGCATCGGCAAAAGCCTGTGCAACCATTTCGGCGGAAACGGCACCCTCTGACATTTCATCCTTCAACTGTGCCACAGACTTGCCGGTACGCTCTGAAATGGTCAGCAAAGGATTGAAACCGGCATTTATCATCTGGAGCAAATCCTGCCCTTGTAACTTGCCGGTGGCATACATTTGAGAGAAAGCCAATGTCATGGAATTAAAACGTTCGGCATCTCCCATTGTAATATCACCGATTTGCTTTAAGATTGGGATTACACGTTCCGAATCCACACCAAAACCTAACATCATCTGGGCACCTTTGGACAGGTCATCCAACATTAAAGGAGTTTCTACGGCAAAATCTTTAATTTCCGTGAAGAAAGCACTTGCCTTGCTTTTACCGCCCAAAAGAGTATCAAAGGATATTTGGAAACTGTCAATCTGGCCACGTACATCCATCATGACCTTACCGAACTCTATGGCCTTGTCAACGGTAAAAACCGCACCAACGGTCAGTCCGACACGTTTAAGCGTCGAATCCAACAGGTTGGCTTTTAACCGTGCATTGTCAAGACCGCCGGACAACCTGTCACGCATCAAAAATTCGATTTCTACCGGTTTCATTTATTTTAAACGTGATTGGAATAATTCGGTTATACGGCTTTTTCTTTTACCGGTAGCCGCAGACGGTTTGTTTTTCTTCTGTTTCTTATTTATAGGTTTACTGTCTTCTTGCCCCGGTTTTCTTCCGGTGCTTACATAATGTGGTGCATCATGTAACATCATCTGCAAAGTCTGCAAGTTTATACCCCAAAGGATATAATTAACGCTCCATCCGGTGGCAGACGCTATTTGCCAGATAAACCCGAAGAGGCTATGGGAACCTTCATAACGACTCGTTAACTCCCCTTCTTTTGTTGGCTCTGATTCAGCGGGACTGTCGGATTCGTCTTCTCCGCTGATCTGATAATATTCTCGAAAGACTTGGTTCCCAAAAGGGAAACAAAACGGGTACAGGCGGCTTGCAGATAAACATCATCCACCCACCAAAGCAATATCCATGACACCAAAGGAGATAAAAGCAGACCGGAATATCTGCCCCGACAAATGGTAAGCGCAATCATCCGGCAGACATCATGGCCATGTTCAACCATGAAGCTCATCTGTTCCTCTTTAGTAAAGTCACGCATCTTCTCATAGGTGACCCCTATTTTCAAGTAAAGCCGGGCAATACGAAGCTGAGTTCCCAGTTTGGGTCGTTTCATCGTCATACGCAATTGCACCGGCTTTTTTCTGAAAGGAAGACGGAAACGCCAAAAAGGAATGGAAACGCCTACGTCCAGCAGGGCTTCCGCCACTTGGGGTTCCACATCCTGTTTATTCATCTTCTGTCGGGGTTGGTTCGTCAGTTCCCGCTACAGGCAAATCCTCACCGGCGGACCCCGAAGCCGCCACAGAAGCAGCCTGCCCCTCCAGCTTCGCAAAATCATCTTCCGTCATGTTCTCAATTTTATAGGGAGCCGTCTTGGTATCTACCGCAAGCGGTGTTATGGTAGTCTTGATTTTGGCTACCCCGCTCAAAGTCAGCTTATCACCCAGATAAGCGGTTATGGTACCCTTTGGAATAGTTATCTTGTGCCCACTGAATGTGTAAATCACAACTTTATCCGATACCTGCGTCAACTTGTTTGGGGCTTCCCAACCGGTAGCCTTTTCTCCGGTCTTTATAACCTTACCACCCATCACCCTTACCAGATTTTCATAAATCAGATGAATCAGGTCAAAAGTAGGCTTGATGGTTCCGTTTGATTTCGGAATAAGAAGAACCGGCGCACCCGGTATTTGTGAAGCCTTGACTTCCGTTGCCTCACCGGCCTGACCACCCAAATCAAAAGAATCCTCTTCTATAAAACCGATGTCTGTATCGCCTACTTCCATCAAGGCAAGACCGTATAAAAAATCTTGTACATTATCCATTTTTCCTTTTATTATATATGATTATTGTTATGAATACTCCGGCTATAAAACCGGATAAGATATATTTGAACGCCGTTTGAATACTCACAGAATACTGTTCCGTATGCTTCTCATCCGTCATGGTCTGCCCCCGAATGCGCACAAGTTCACGCTCATAATACTCGCAAAGCATTTGCAGGCTGTCGCAACTCGCGTAAATGCGTATTGTATCCTTGTCATGCTCCACCTTTACATTCGCCTGTCCGCTTTTTTGTGTATAGGAAGCGGAAGGCGGAAGGTTAAGGAGGCTTGCCGTCGGGATTGTTAGGCTCACCCTCGACTCCGGAATCCCTATCGGCTTCAACACCCGGATTTCGGATAGTAGGCTGTCCCGAAGGTCTTCTGTCCGGCTTGCCGTAGTTATATGCCCGTGTGTTCTGCAGCTCTGCACGCATAGGGCAAACAGGCCAATAACGGCACACGGAAGCACGCGCCACAATCTGTTCAAGCCTGACAAATTTCTTGTAAAGATTTCCGTTTTCATTTCGCAATTCAATTAGAGTTTTTTGCTGGTCTTCATACATGGTCTTGTAGGTATCGTGTACCTCCTTGACTGTCCGGGTATTCCGCAATGTGCGGTTGGTGAGCCAGACGATAGCAGTACCCAAAACAGGAACAAGCCATTGAAGAACTGTCATTATGGTATCCATCGTGGCTCATCCTTTTATCACTTACCCTTTCGAACCGTCCTTATCCGCAAACAGTCCAAGAAGCCACTGAATCAGCCCGGTGTCCGCCACGCCATTTGCCACTAAAGAAGAACCTAAACCGTAAAGCAAAGCCATATACCATGTCATCCCGGAAACAAATCCTACATCCAGCCACCACAATAACACAGCCGCCACAATACCGACACACCAACTGACTATTTGCGTTGTCAGTCCTTCCATTTTCGGGAACAGGGTTTTGATACCTTCAATAAGCAATACTACACCGCCGACAAAACCGGCGAAAGTGGCGATCATACTGTTATAGTCTACTTCCGGTACTGTAACCGTTTGGGCAAAAGTGGCTGATGCAAATCCAAGCATCAGCACAAAAAAGAAAAGAAATCGTTTCATGTTGTTAATTTATTGAGTTATACCTATTTGTTTAAGCCATTTCTGTACATCGAAACTGGGGCAGGCCTTGGCCGCCAGTTCATTATGCCCGACAATTTTCACGTTGGGAAAACGCCGGTGGAAGTCCTTCACGTACTTCTCCAATGCTTTTACCTGACAAGCTGTACGGGTGTCTTTCGGAGTTTTGCCGTCACTGGCAACACCACCGGCATAGACTACATGGCGGCTCACGGAATTGTAACCGGCCACCCCGTTAGTCACTTCCCACGGGTCTACATTCGCATCCTCGTTATTGTCCACCAAGCGTTCTATTCCACCGTTCAGATGAAACAAGTCAGTATATCCGACCTGCTTCCAACCACGACCGCCCTTAGTGACCGGATTGGTATGCCAGGCGCGAATCTCCGCACCGCTTACCTCACGCCCTTCCGGAGTGGCCGTGCAATGAATTACGAGATATTTCAATGCTGCCATTATTCCTCCGGAATGCTCTGTATTACGGTAATATCCACCTTTTTGCTCTTGTCGGCATCAAGTGTCAGAGTAATAATACCAGTTTTCGCTTTCCCGGTAGTATTAGCCTCCGCAGTAATACTGATACCGTCATCGGTACCTTTGACAGTAAAACCTGCCGGAGACGCGCTTATGCTATACTCACCGCTGGCCGTTACAGCCACTTCTTCCGTACCACCTTCCGGCGCAATAGTCACCGTACTATCATCCACCGAAATAGTTCTCTCCGCTGATTTAAACACCGGGGTCTTACGGGTGTCAAGTACCACAAACTCTTCACCGAAAGCAATATTAGTATCGGCTTTCATCAGAAGTTTAAAGAAGTACAGTTCGCTGGCATTGGCTATTTTATCAATCTGAATGACATCTTCGTCATCCTGCAAATTGACGGCGGCGAAGAAATTGCCGTTCGCATCCGGAGAACAAAGGCTGACTACAATCAAATCATCCGGCCATGCCGCCAGTGTCTCAATGGTGATTCCCTTGTAACGTTTGCTATTCACATCCGTTTCGCTGGCATTTTTCGCCTCACGTTCTGTCAGTTCATCATCATACTTATCGAAGTCGTCCACGCTCATTATGATACGCAGATTGGGGTTATTACGCATAGGTTTCGGAATCATTCTGCGCACGGCCTTCAATTTGCCAATCATGGTTGTCTCATCGGAAGAAACAACAATCACCTCGGAATCCTTCGCCGCCTGCGTCAGAATACCATTCATCAAATGGTCATCATCGTTACCGAACTCGCCATTGATATAATGATCGCCCAACTCGAATTTTACCTGTTTGGTCAGTTCTTCCAACAAGACATTCTGGGCTTCGGGGGGAAGTTCCGCAAACACAAGGTTTCCTTTAGGTTGCCACTTACGCCAGATGTGCTCAAAAGCACGGGGATTGAACACTGTAAAAGCCATGAAGTCCACAGGATCCAGAGACTTTTCCGAATAGTTGAAATTTCCTTTGGAATCTTCAATTTGAGGGTTTTCTTTACGCTTCTGGAGCATTTTACCACTTTTGATACGTGGCAGGCTCATTTTCTTTTCCACACCGGGAATGACATAAATCAGCCCTTTATCAACAAACTCATTGCCGGTAGAGGCGACGGTCAGAATCTTTTCAAGTACCTCGCCGTTGTAATTGGTATTTTTTACTACTATTGCCATATTGATACTGGTTATTTACGGTTGTAATTATCCCGGATTTCATTCATACGCTTGTCCCACGGACTTTCACTTCCACCGGGAGCAATATGCAAATCCGTTGTCACTCTCTTTTTTGGTTTCAGGTTCTTCAAAGCCTTCTCACCGTTTTCGCGGTCACTATCCAGCAGATTCTTGTAGATGGCGCGAGTTTCGGCATTGATACGGCCATCACCTTCCGCATCATCCAGCAGTTTCTTTTTGGCGGCTTCGTCATCTTCCTTTGCCTTGTCTTCAAAAACCTTGTTTTTCTTTCTAAGGTCTTCCACCTCCGTTGTCAGGGAAGGAACCTTACCGGCCTCCGCTTCCAACTGATCCATAATGCGGAAAACATCCGCATCCGTCGCGCAATCCTTGAAGCGCGGACGTTTCTTCACTTCTTCTAAATTCATTTGATTATGATTTTGTGGCTGTTGCTTCAGCCGGTTATTGAATGTCCTGTAGATTTGTTCCGGGGTACTGTCCTCCGGTACCGGTTCCGCATCATAGATACCGTCAATAAAACCCAATGCAAGTGCTTCATCAGCTTTCAACCAATGGTCGGTATCATCAAAGTAGCGCGCCCTGATTTCTTCCTCACTGATACCCAATTTAGGGGCATACATCTGACACAGGGTATTTTCCAAAGCCTCCACTTCTTCCAGACACCTGCGAAGCTCCGTTTTGTTTCCGTAGCAACCGCCGGAAACACTATGCAGCATGAGACGGGCATATTTGCTCATTTTGACCGGCTTGCCGCATAAGGCTATGACAGACGCCATACTGGCCGCTATCCCGTCCACATAAATAGTTATGTCAGCCTTGCTGTTCCGGAAGGCGTTAAAGATGGCGATGCCTGCATATACATCGCCACCGTTGCTGTTAATCCTGACATCAATCTTCTTATATGCAGCTTCCGCCTCTATCAGTTCCCTTGCAATATCACCGCTACGTACATCCTCATACTCTCCGATGTCTCCATAAAGCAGGATGCAACACGCATCATTGCCGGGTATCATATTGAAAAATCTATTCATCATTTATTCGTTTTGATAGGCTCTCCGCCCGTTTTACGGTGCAAAAATGAAGCTATTTAAAGGGGTACGCAAATCCGGTTTTTATCATACCGGACTTATAATGTTACCATAACGTTATAAAGTTGTATCATGCGGCGGCCACTTTCCTAACTTCCTTTTTTAGAGCAATTTTGCAAATAAAAAAGGTATCAATATGGCAGATTTAAGCAACCTTCAAAAGAAAGAATGGGCAAAACTGCTCTTCACCAAAGAGAATCTTACACAGCAGGAGATTGCCGAACGTGTAGGGGTGTCGCGCGTCACCATTAACAAATGGATAAACTCTGAAAACTGGGAACATCTGAAAGTGTCCATTACCATCACAAGGGAAGAACAATTAAAAAATATGTACCGTCACCTGGCAGACCTGAACGCCGTCATCGCAGACCGCCCGCCAAGCGAAAGGTTCCCTAATCCGGCAGAAGCCGACACTATTTCCAAACTGGCAAATGCCATCAAGAAAATGGAAACAGACGTCGGGGTAGCAGACATAACATCCGTATTCGGGGATTTCATGAAATGGCTGCGTTCGTTTGACATTCAGCAGGCAAAGGCCATCTGTCCGGTATTGGACGCTTTTGTAAAATCAAAACTCACTTGAAATGGCAAAGAAGAAGCTCACACCAAAAGACAGACTTGCACTGGAGCAGTGGAACGAACTGGTGGCATCCATCAAGGAAAGTTCAGACATCAACACCTCGGATTCGGTAGCCGATATTGAAACCCGTAAAAAAAGGCTGGAAGCAGATGACGATGCGTGGTTCAAATACTACTTTGCCCAATACTACACTTGCGAACCGGCAGTCTTCCATAAGAAGGCCACCAAACGAATTATGCAGAATAACCGGTGGTATGAAGTACGGGCATGGTCAAGAGAGCTGGCTAAGTCCGCCCGTTCCATGATGGAAATAATCAAACTGGCTTTAACCCGGAAAATCCGGAACGTACTGCTCATTTCCAACTCTGCGGATAATGCGGAACGCCTGTTGTTGCCTTTCATGGCCAATTTTGAAGAGAACCAGCGCATCATTCAGGATTATGGCGCACAGAAAAAGCCGGGTTCTTGGGAAACGGGGGAGTTTACATGCCAATGTGGTTGTTCCTTCCGGGCTATCGGTGCCGGACAATCACCACGCGGTACCCGTAACAAGAACTTCCGACCGGACTTTATCCTGATTGATGATATAGACACCGATGAAGAATGCCGCAACTTGGAACGCATTAAAGCCAAATGGAAATGGCTGGAAGAAGCATTGATACCTACCATGTCCGTATCAGGCAATTACCGGATTCTCTTTAACGGGAATATCATTGCAGCGGACTGCTGTATCACACGCGCCATCGCCAAAGCTGAGGAACTGAAGGTAAAAGGTATCGGACATGTGGATATTATCAATATCCGGGATAAGAACGGTCATTCGACATGGCTGGAGAAGAATTCGGAAGAAGACATAGACCTGTTTCTCTCATTGGTCAGTGCATCGGCTGCACAAAAGGAGTTCTTCAACAATCCGGTTGCGGAAGGTGAGGTATTCAAGGAAATTGCCTACGGGAAAGTACCGGCATTATCCAAATTCAAGTTTCTTGTTATATACGGCGACCCGGCACCGGGAGAGAACAAGACAAAGAAAAGTTCGACAAAGACCGTATGTCTGCTGGGTAAAATAAACAGCAGACTGTATGTTATCAAGGCGTTTCTTGACAGAGGGTTGAATGCTGAATTTATAGATTGGTACGTAAAATTGCTGGAGTTTGTCGGGGGGCGCACTTCCGTGTATTGCTACATGGAAAACAACAAATTGCAAGACCCGTTTTTCCAGCAGGTATTCCAGCCGTTGGTAAGAAAAGTCAGAAGGGAAAGGAATATTTCACTTTACATACGTGGGGATGAAGACAAGAAGACCGACAAGGCGACACGTATTGAGGCGAACCTTGAACCCATGAACCGGGAAGGAAACCTGATACTCAACGAAGCGGAAAAGGACAACCCGCACATGAAACGCATGGAAGACCAGTTTAAACTGTTCAACCTTCAACTCACATTCCCTGCCGACGGTCCTGACTGCGTGGAAGGGGGAAACCGGATATTAGACAGAAAACTGCGTGATACGGAACCGCCGAAGAAGATTTCCCGGAAAGCGTTGCGCATAAACAATAAATACAGACAATGAGCCAATTTATAGAACTAAATGATTATGATGCGAGTATCCATAAAGAAATACTGGACGCATTGGTAAGGGAAGATGATACCCTCGTGGAAATTTGCGAAGACCGGGCTTTAGCGGAAATGCGATGCTACCTGTCAAAACGCTATGACTGCAACAAGATTTTCAACGCTACCGGCGAAAACCGGAACCAGCTTGTCCTGATGATAGCCATAGATATAGCCGTGTACCACATCTTTTGCATACACAATCCGCGCAATCTTTCCGGCATACGGAAAGACAGGTACGACCGGGCTAAAGAATGGCTCGCCGATGTAGCAGCGGAAGAAATAAGTATTGAAGGAGCACCGCTTCTACCGGAGGAAGAACGGAAAACAAAAGCAAATTTCCGAATAAAAAGTAACCGCAAACGTGTAAATCATTTCTAAATATGAGTAGAAAAAAGAAAAACAGGATAACGGTCGGCGGCAACATACCCAGACCGGGACAAAAAGGGGCACGGACGATTGTACTCACACAGCCCAAACGGTTTGGGATTGATATAGCGGACTTCACGGCATCCATACATGCAGCCGAGAATGTGGACTACTCGCGCCGGTATAAGTTATACGACTTGTACAGTGACATACTTATGGACACGCATCTTTACAGCGTGATTGACAAACGGATAAAGGCTGTTTTGGCCACAAACATAGAGTTCCGCAGGAATGGTAAGCCGGATGAGGAAATAAACGAACAGATTCGCTCGCCGTGGTTCCGCCGGTGTGTCGAAGATATTCTATCCGCACAATGGTGGGGATTCTCCCTTATGCAGTTCTATAAGAACAAACAGTGGATAGATTACGACCTGATTCCACGCAAACATGCAGACCCGGTACGAAAAATCATCCTGCGCCATCAGACCGACATTACTGGAACCCCGTGGGATGAATACGCGGACTTGCTGTTCGTCGGGGATGCGGATAATCTGGGATTGTTGGCCAAGGCTGCACCGTGGGTTATTTACAAAAGAAATACCACTGCGGATTGGGCACAGTTCTCCGAAGTGTTCGGTATGCCCATACAGGAATATATCTACGAAACGGACGATGATGATGCACGGCAAAGAGCCATTGACGATGCGACAAACGCCGGAAGTCTGGCGGTGTTCATTCATGCCAAAGATACGGAACTGCAATTGAAAGAATCCGGCAACAAGACCGGAACGGCGGACTTATACGAAAGATTGTGTGAACGGTGCAACAATGAAATATCAAAACTATTCCTGGGCAATACACTGACTACGGAATCTTCCGACAAAGGCACACAGGCTCTTGGAACCGTACATAAGAAAGTGGAAGACAAGGTCACACAGGCAGACCAGCGGTATATATTGGATGTCCTTAATTACAATATGACGGACATATTCCTTTCGATGGGTATCAATACCGTTGGTGGCGAGTTCTGTTTCCCGGAACCTAAGGATATTGACAAGGCTGCTAAAATGAATATACTAAGCCAACTAAAGACATCATTTGACCTGCCGGTTTCAGATGATTACCTATATGAAGAATTCGGAATTGAAAAACCGAAAAATTACAAGGAGCTTAAAGCGGAAGCCGAGAAAAGAAGAACGGAAGCGCGGCAGGAACCTACCCCGGCAAAAGAAGAACTGGAAGACGAACCGAAAGACGATCCGAATAAACAGACGGAACCTTCACCCGGACAAAAAAGGAAATTTGCAAACTGGCTGAGCGGTTTTTTCGGCCACGCCCCGAAGGAGAACGACGGGGCTTTAGAATGGTGATGAACACTCTTTACCGAGATGCGGCCACGGATGTTTCTTCTGATTTCACTTTCGACGACGAAGTTTTAAAAGCATTTCTCAAACACATTTACAGCAAAGACTTCCATCCGATGGACGAAATAGAGGAAGGTATGTTCAACGCTGTATGGGAAAAACTGAACATCGCTACCGACAAAGGATTCGGAACACGGCAGGCTCACGATCCCGATTACGATTTCTATCAGGAACTGCGGTATAACAACGCCGTATTTTCCGCCTTCAAGGTACACCGGATGCAGAACGACATGGCGGCATTCCTGCTGGATTCTAACGGCAATCTAAAACCGTTTGAACAGTGGGCAAAAGAAGTGATGCCCATAGCAGACCACCAGGTGTACCAATGGTTGCGGACGGAATATGATACAGCCATTATCCGGGCACATCAGGCAGCCGACTGGAAACAGTTTGAAAGGGAAATTGATATTTTACCCAATTTGGAATGGATTGAATCAACCAGCGTGACACCCGGCGAAGACCACCGGAGGTTCTGGGGTATCGTGCGGCCTGTCAATGACACTTTTTGGGACAACCATAGGCCTGGTGATCGTTGGAACTGCAAATGCGGACTACGGAACACCGGAAAACGGGCTACACCCAAAAACAAGCTGCCGGATGGCAGCAAAAAAGACAACCCATCAGACGGGTTGGACGGGAATCCGGGCAAAACCGGCTCCATATTCGGAAAGACACACCCCTATATAAAGAATGCCTACGACGGAGCAAAAAAGGCTGTCAGAAAGCTAATGGGGAAAGTGGAAGAAGAGGAATTTTCAAAGAAAATGCCTGAGGCATTATTGCCGGAGCAGGATTATCTGAAAGGCAAGAAAATACGGTTCAAGAAGGACTTCTTCAACCTTATAGATGATACACCGGGAAAAGACATACGGTTCCAGATAGACATCAACGGTTCCGGGTCTTATTATATGCCGGACACAACAAAGGTAAGAGAAGGAAGGAAGATTGTGGATGTACCGGAACCCAAACGCCGCATGGTGCATATTGCCGAAAACAAACGCAACAAGGCAAGCGACTGGCATCGGGAGAGTGTCATATACCATGAGTTCGGCCATGCCATTGATGCACAAAGAAACATGTATGCCAGCAAGGAATTGAAGGATGTAATGGATAAGGGACGGATGGAACTGGGCAGACGTGGCAAATATAGTTATTGGGATATCAGGTACAACAGCGAGAAACAGGCATTCGCACCGGTCAAGGTAGAAAAAACAATGAGCCGCTTTGAATATGTGGACAAACGCCTGGGACAACTTTATGAAAAGGTGCGCCGCATGGACGCGGAAACATTCAAACGGCGTGGAATAAGCCAAGAGGATGTCATTGAACAAATATGTTCTACAATGGACACCATCATGTCTTTAAACAGCCGGTTCGGTTTCGGGCATAGCAAAGAATATTTCAAGATTACAGGAATGAGCGAAAAAGAATTTATAGCCCATTGTTTTGAAAACACGTTTGCCGGGAACAGGGTGTTTAAGAAATATCTACCGGAATTGTATGACGATATGGTCAAATATATAGAAGGGCTTACTCCATGACAACCTTAAAAGGACAATCCAAGGCACCGGCTTCCCAAAGAGGATTATCGTATTTCAAACGAATACGCCTTCCCTCACGCTCGCACTGTTCAAGCATGGGGAAAAGGGTGTCGCCAATCTCAACATGGGCAGCCTGCAATGTCTGGCCATAGTCCCGGTCTGCCGCATCTGACAGTGTGTAATACCGAAACAAGTCCTCACCCTTCATCCGGGAAGTGTCTATCATTTCGCTCATAAAATGGATTTTTCGCAAATATACAACATTAAAATGAAAAAAGATTATGGAGATACAAGAATTTACCAGAATACTGGCTGCCAAGCAAAGGGAACTGGACACACTTATGCGCCGGAAATTACCGGTACAAGTGGGAAACATGGCCAAAACGCACTATCAGGAGAACTTTAGACAGGGTGGTTTTGTAAATGACGGACTTCACAAGTGGCCGGATGCAAAAAGAAGGCTGTCCGGTAACAAATCCGCAGCAGCCAATTACAGAACCCTGCTAAGCAGCAGGAACCATTTATACAGCAGCATGAAGTATATTCCGGCTGATTACCGCGTAAAAGTGGCCAATGATGTACAATACGCGCCTTTGCATAACTGGGGTGGCGATACACATCCGCGTGTTACACCGCAAATGCGAAAATTTGCATGGGCTATGTATTACAAGGCCGCAGGGATAAGAAAGAAAGGCACTACGGGTAAAAGAAAAGGCAAAAAGAGAAAAAGGAATATTCCCCCCGAAGCTGAAAAATGGAAACGGCTGGCACTGACCCGGAAAAAGAAATTGAACATCCGAATCCCCCAACGCCAGTTTCTGGGTGAGAGCCGGGAACTGAACGAACAAATAAACAACAAAATCGAATCGGAAATCAGAAATATAATTTTTAAATGATATGGAAGAACTATTAATCGCACTGTTGGAGCGAATTTCCAACAAAATACCTGAAATCTCACTGATAGATGAGGATTGCGGACAACTGGAAGCACTGGAAGATGAAAACGAGGATATGTACCCGGTTACATTCCCTTGTGTACTGGTAGGAAACACGGACATCAACTGGACGGATATTGCTCCGGGAGTGCAAAAGGGAGAAGCGCAACTGACCGTCCGTCTTGCTATTGACTGCTACAATGACACGCATATAGGTTCCGGAACAACCGACAGGATAGCGGAAAGACAGCGTTTGAGCAACAAGGTTTATAAGACCATACAGGGATTCAGGGTAAACCGTTTTTTCGGAGCTTTAAAACGTGTCAAGAGCCGGGACTACAATCTGCCCGGAAATATAAAGGTCTATGAAAAGGTGTTTACCTTCTACTATCACGATGAATCTGCCCGATAGGATAGCCGGCATCGTCTGAAAACAAGGCCAGCTGCTTGTATGTCAGACGGGGGGCACGGACTTTGGGGACAGGCTGAATGTCCGGGTCTATTTTGCTCCGTTCACGAATAACGGCCATGATACGTTCTTCGGAAATAAAGAACTCCTGCTCCGAAAGTATCTTCAAAGCACGGTCAAAGCGTAAGCCTTGTGTTTCCGTCCAATAATAATAGCGGCGGCACAAGGCTTCATCACGTTTTTTGATTAGTTCTTTATCTCTTCCTTTGGGCATATTTGAAACTGGCTGATTTTAAGTGCAAAAATAATAAAAGGTTTCACACCGAACAATAATAAAAGCCTGCATATTTCAGATATACAGGCTTTTATGTTAATAACTTAAACGTACAACACTACAAACGGCAGAAGGAAGGTTCTATCCTGCGCCAGACACTGTTCTCGTCACGTTGGTAAAAATAGTAATTGACCGCTGTTTTATAGACAACATTGCTCTCACGGAACAAATCCATTATTTCAATATATTCTGCGTCAAAACGCGGCTCCAGTTCATACAGTTTGCTAATGGACTTATAATCCAGATCACCCTGTTTGTTGCGTTCAAGTAAGGTCATGGCCAACTGATACATGGGGTCATCCACTCCCTTCTCCGTATGAGACACATAGCGTTTCAGATAGTCAACCAAACGCTCCGCCGCCATGTCCGCACGTTCATCAAAACTCTTGACCTTGTTGCTTTTCACTTCCAGTTTCATATCACCATCCACAATGGTGTAGCTGGATTGTTCCTCACCTTTACGCAACTGGCCGTATTCGCGCATCGTTTCACGGAACGCCTTGCTGTCCTTCTCCAGCCGTTCACGGAACATCTTCACATCTGCCACCATCGGTTGGAGCATCCCCCATACATCTACCATGAACTGACTACGCAAGCCCTCATAGGCATCACGACGGTTCTGTCTTTCTTCTCTCTCCTGTTGCTGCATTTCCGCAATTAAGGCTTTTCTTTCTTCGGCAGAAAGGCTTTTCAAAAATTCATTCTTATTCATAATCTGAAATTTAATGGTTTATAAATTAGCATTCTGTTTTTCTTTCTTACGACGGATAGAACGGATTCTGACCTGTAGGGAATCCAGTTCCTCACAATCCAAATCACGGAACTCCTTACCCGCGATACGGCTGTCTTTGCAAAAAGCATTAACACAATTCCAGTCCGCTGTATTTATCCCTAACAGTTGCATCTGATGCAATGCTTCGGAACGTTTTTTCTTTCGTACCTTCAATAACTGTTCCTGAAAAGTAGGTGGCACAAGTTTCTGAATTCCGGCACAAGCCGCATTATACTCCTTCAAAGTCATTTCCCGCAAACTACAAGTACGGTTATCGGTATATTGGAGTACTATGCTTTCCTTTAAGGCTTCTTTATCCGAAGAAGGAAGGCGGTTCAGCAGACCGTAAAAGGCTGCATAATTTTCGGGGTGTCGTTCGTTATTCATAACTTCACAATTTTAACGGGATTATCTAAAACATGTACTTTGGCTTCCGGTATATCATTGATGATAGCCGCTGCAAATTCTGTATGTCTGGTTTCAACCACCACCCAGCCCTCGTTCTTGACAGAAGGGCTGATAATCATTTTCTGCCGGGGTTCGTAGCAAGTCCAATTCAAATGCACATTGCTCAATTTTTCTATCGGCAAACCTATTTGATATAACTTGTTTTCATTCATCACTATATTGTCTTGAAAATTATTCAGTAGCCTTTTTAATTGCATCACATAAAATGTCATAAGCAGGCTCTTCAACGCAAACAAATTTAAGTGCTTCTTTACATGCCCTAAACAATTCAGGTGCAGCGGCTATTAATTTAGCATTCTCCCGCTGTTTTCTCGTTCCATTCTTATGTCTCCCCTGTGGAAAAGGAACAAGAGCCAAAGGATATTCAATAGAGGTGTCTTCTTTTATAAAAATCACACCATCAGGGAAAAGCGGTGTTTGTTCCTCAAC